CTGCTCGATGACGTCGACAATGTCGGCGCCGAGGTTGTATGGCCCGACGCCGTAGGTCAGCAGCTGGGTGCGCTCTTCGTAGGACCACATGTTCAGGCCGCGATTGGCCCAGTCGAGCATCATCAGGTTGATGCTGCGGCGCGCGGTCCTTGCATCATAGCCTGACCGGCTTTCCAAACCGCAACGCTCGAAGCTCTCTTCGATCGCCTCGACCATGTCAAGTTGGAAGTCGGTGGTCCCCGAGGTGGTCAACTAAGCACCTGTAGCGTGTGAACTATCAGATACACCATAGCACCGATTACGAACCATGCGTAGAGGGCGAGTTCTAAAGCTAGGCGCATGAGCACACTCGATGAAGGGGCGTGGGGGTCAGACCTCGCCCTGGATGATCGTCAGCGTCAGCCCGCCTAGCGCGCTGGCCTTGTGGACTTCGCCGTCAACATTGGTCGCCGCGAATATCTGCATCGTGGCGCAAGCGGCCTTAGCCTGCCCCTGAGAAGGAAGGCCGTCCTCGCCCCATGTGCCGGTGATCGTCGGGAGTGTGCCGCCGCCGCCCGGAAGGTCGAGACAGACATCGGTGAGGGTCGCGTCCATCGATGCGTCGTGTGCGAGGTAGTGCGTGGCAGGATCGTTGCCGCTGGGGCTTGCAGCGACGCTGAAGGTGTCGGGGCCGCAATCCATTGCCGCGAAGACCTTGTTGGCATTAACGCGATGGGCGGCGGGAACGGCGAGGAAGACCGAGCGGGCGTAGATCATTGGAAGGTGCTCCGGAAATTGTTGGTGATGATGGCGATTTCGCCGGGGGTTGAGATCGCGGATCGCACGAGGGCCGCGCTTATGCTGCCCGTGAGGAAATTCGATCCCCCGCCTTCGGCAGACCCGAGGGCAAATGCGCTGCCCACACCGTCCATATTAGCGGCAACAGCCTCTTCAAGCAGCAACGTGCCATCGACGTAGGTGCGATGGACGCCCCCGCCCCACGTCTGGCAGAGGATCAGATCGGTGTTACGGTGATCGACGGCATCAAAGGTCGCCGTACTTGTGTTGAACAGAAACTCTGCCCGGCCTCCTGTCCCGAGGCCAACGCGCACCCTCTTATTGCCGGTCGCACCGCCGCCCCCGAGCGCGTAAGTCGTCGTGCCGGCGGTTTTGAACGCCACGGCCATCGTCCCTGCCGCAGCGGGAATGTAAGGCGTCTGAAGGGTGTCATCGGTCCCATCAAAATTGAGGTACGGCTTTCCGCTGTTCGCCTTCCACAGCGGGCGTTTCGTGCTCGTCGCCTGTAGGGCGTGGTTGCCGGGGACGAGCTTCACCGAAAACGGCGTCAGCGTGTACGTGCCCGCTTGGGCGCCCTCGACGTAGAGGTAGGAGGTTGTGCCGATGGCAGCGAAGATCAGCTTTTTCGCGCCAGGCGAGTTACCATTGTTTGACCCAAGATTGGAGCCACCCTTGGCAGCGGCACTATACGCTTGGATATTTAGAGCACCGTTCGGGCCTGAGACATAGGTCAGATCGACTTCATAGGTCTTGCCTGCAACGGTCGCGATCGGCGTGTCAGCCCCTCCGCGATTGCTGCCGTCGACGGTGGTTAGAGTGAGTGTCGGGGCCGAGAATGAGGAGGAACCCGAGCCGCTTGAGCGATTGGTCCAGACCGCCCCATAAAGCTCGGTCGCAGCCGCAAGGATCGCCGTCAGGCTCGCCCCGCCCCAAGAGTGCCGGTCTAGGTTGAGCCCTACGGGATCATCGTTGGCAGCGACGTTGCCCGTCGAGCCGGTCGAAAGCAGGAACATCCGCTCAAGCGTATCGAACGGCCCGAACAGAAACCCGTCCTCGCCATTACGGAACAGGTCGAGCAGCGAGCCCCCCACGCCCTGTCCTAGGGCGCGCGGGCCGAATGCGGGCCGAAGGCCGTATTGACCGAACTGATTCCAACCTATCGTGTACTGGCCGTACTTCACTTCACGTCACGCTGCCTGCCACATGAATTTATCGCCGGCGGCAAGAATGAAGTAACACAGCGTGGTGGCCGGGACCGGTACACGCGGGGAGGCGTTCGAATTTGGCGTAGCGCCGTAGCTCAGCCAGCTGTCCGCTGTGGCATAAACAGTCAGGATACACGGTCCGGACTGCTGGCTCAAACCCGGGACCGCGTTAGTCGACGCGGTACCCGTGCTGGGGGCCTCCTGCCAAATCAACGCGCCAGGAAGCGGTGGCGTGCTCTGGTTGTAAGCAGCGGTTCCGCTGTAGTTTAGAGTGCCTGAAAAAGATGGTAGCGCCATTTGTGGGTACTCCTGTTAGATGAAAACAACAACCTCGTCACGCCAGAAAGAGGCGCCCTCCTAAATCAACGTCAAGTTGGAAGTCGGTGGTCCCCGAAGTCGTAATGGCGGCCTCCTACGGGCGCGTGGCAGCGAGCATCATAGCGCGGTCGCGGTGGGACGCAAAGACCCCATAGTCGACGACAGGGCGGGGGATTAGATCGGTTCGTCCGGAACCTTAACAAGGCCGAGCGCATCGAGCGCCGCGTCAACCTGCTCACCCGGCGTGAACGCCTGAAATCGCCCACACTCAGGAGTTGAGCACGGATCTTGCCATCCGCATGGGCGCGTTGATGCAGGGACGTTACGCTGTTGGGCAGCAAAAGAAAAGGCCCCGCTTGGAGTCGGGGCCTTGAAGTACAGCGCAGGTCAGGGAGGAGGGAGGAAACCTGCGCTTGCCGAACCGGTACGGGGGCGTGCCGATAGGGCATGTGGAAGATGCTACGGAGTTTGCGGCTCGTCAAGCGTGTTCGCGGTACCGCGTCTCTCCGGGTTCGGCCTTGTGCTTGATCAAATACGCAATGGCAGCTTCTAAGATGCGAATGTCGTCTTCCGCGTCGCCAAGGACACTATTGCACGCGAGACAAAGCATCTCCCGAACAGCTTCTGTTCGATGATCATGATCCACCGACATGGCTCGGACACCGCCTCCGACGCTCAAAGCGATCTCGTTACTTCCGCAGATTGCGCAAACACCGTTCTGACGAGCGTGCATCTCCACCCATTCGCGCGTGCCGATGCCGTATTTTCTGCGAAGCTCGCTATCCCAAAGTGCCGTACCTAGCTTAGCCTTCCTCTCGCGTCTGTACCGGTTGTTATATTCTGCGGTGGTCTCGTTGTTGTGCCGCGGCGTTGACATACGTTCGCGCCACTCGAAATTACCCGGCCCCATCGGCTGGCTCTTATCCAGCCGATACAGCCTGTGGTTAGCAGAAGGGCGGTCACCCACCCCGCCCAGAAAGGCGAAAAAGTCGCGCTTCCATTCTTCAATTATCGGGTACGCTTTACCGCGCGTATAGCCTTGCCATTGCGCGTACAACGCATGGTTAGAGCGCAGATTGGCGTTATCTGCACGCGGGTCAGCTAACGAACCAGACACGCGCATACGCCGAGCGTGCATGTCGCAAAGCCCTTTACCGTGGGCAGGCTTATCGCAGCCTTCAACCGTGCACATACCACGAGGTTGGCGTTCTCGGACTGTCGATCCTGTACGCTGCCATTGCTGGTAGCACGCCCGACACAGTCCTTTCGCTTTGAGCAGTTTAGTTTCGCCGCACCCGGCGCAAACACCTTCGGCCATACCGGCCTCCTTCTAAGTTACAGCATGCGTAACTTAGCACAGGGAAATTCCGCGTCAAGAAAAATGTTGATACAGGAAAATGCAAAAAGAAAAGGCCCTCCGAGGAGGGCCTTCCCGCTGTAACCCTAGGAAAACCTAGGTATATCAGGCACCTGGCGAACCCCATATCGCCAAATAGTCACTGAATCCGAAGCTGTAACGCTCCCTTTGCCTGTATCTGATGTTCCCGGTATCGAAGTCGCCATCCGAATCCTCGGAGACCGGGATACGGTTGAAATACTTGGCGCCTTCGGGAACGTCGGTCATCAGGAACCAGGCATCCGGGTCGGTGAGGTAGTGATTCACCGCAAAGCCCTCGGGGACTGCGCCGATGGCACGAACAGCGTTGATGTCGTTGTTCGCGGTACCGGTCTGCAGCTGGGTCTCGAGGATGCGCGTCGCGATGTAGATCGATTCCTTGGGGACGATCATCTTGCGGACGCGTGCCTGGATGAGCTTGCCGCGATCGTCCGTCCACCCGGAAATCTGGATGGTGGCGTTCTCGAGGCTGGTCTCGTTCAGGTCCACGGCGACGGACGGACGGTTGGAAACCACCGGGCCGGCGACCTGCGGGTGCGAGGTGGAGAACAACGGGACGCCGTCGCCGACACCATAGCCGCCCGACGCGAGCGCCGTGAAACCGGTGTTGAGCGGGACGACCGCCTTGATCTCCTTGGTGTTCCGCATGGCACGCCCGAGCTCGCGCGAGTAGCGCGTCGAGAGCGAGTCATACAGGTTGTCTTCGAAGGCTTCCTGGGTCAGCGCGAACCCCATGGAGATGGTCTCCATGATGTACGTGCTGGTGTAGCCTTCCTGCGCGGTGTCGAACAGCGTCGCAGCGCCTTCCTGCTTGACCGGCGCCGACTGGAAGCCGGTGACCTTCTGGTCCTGCTCGAAGGAACGATCGCTGGAATATTCGGTATATATCTCCGAGAATTCCATGGGGTACTCGTTGTACGAGGTACCGAAGATGGCATTGAGGCCCGGGAGAAGCTCGCGGAGGAGCTGGGCACGAGAGATTGCGGCCATTTACTTGCTCCTTACACGCCGGTCTTGGTGAGGATCTGCTGGGTGTTGTTGAACGTCACCAGCACATCAGTGTACGCGTCGCCCGGCGCATTGGTCGGGGACTCGACGATGCCGACAACACGCAGCGGAAGCGTGTCTGTGGTATCGAGCGTCGAAGCGTTCAGGGCATTCCGGCTTCGGCCAAAGACCGAAGAGCCCGCCGTCTGGACAATGGCGGCGTTCTTGCCGATGTCGGCAATGCCAATAGCGCCGTTCGCCTGAATCTGGAACGTCCCGAACGGGTAAGTCACGACGCGCCCGAGCGGCAGCTTGGGGTAGGTCGTGTAGCCTGTCGTGGTGGACGCCGGCCAGAAGTTCGACTCGTAGAGATAGCCAAGCGACGGATCGATATACTGGACGCCGACGAACACACCGTAAGGCGTGAGGGTCGAAGTGCCAGTATCCTTCTGCAGGTAGTTGTCGGACCCGAGTTTGACCACGTCGCCGAAATAGATCGCCGTGGTGTAGCCATCGAGGATGGCGACGGACTCAAAGCCCTGTGTGTTGTACTGCGCCCCGTAGTTGAGGACGGGGATCATGCCATACGGATTTGCCGTAGCGGACATTGTTGTCTCCGAGAAGTGGAGCGCTTAGCGGCTTCCGCGGTCCTGGAAAGTTGTCCGGACTTTCGGGTCCTTGAACTTCTGAACCACCTGGTCGTTCTGCGCCATGTAGTGATCCTCGGCGGACGTGAGTTCCGAACGGGCTCGCCGGTAGTACGTCTCGTTGCGCTGCCGAACCATTTCCTCGGGCATCTTGCACAGAATCAGCCCGCCAGATTCGATGTGGCCAGTCTGCTTGTTGATGCCCCATTCCGAAACGATGCCGGGGTGGTCTTCGGCACGGACCGGGGTCCAGCCTTCGCGCGTGCGCTTGTCGACATTCGCGATGTCGGAAGTGCCGCGGCTGGCGGTCCGGATCCACTTGAAGACCCACCCGTCTTCCGGTTCGGGATCCGGGAGCAACGAGGGTTCTTTCCAGGCGAGACGGCGCTCGTCGCGCGTCCGCGTTTCAAGAGACCGCGGGGTCCTGGTGGATGGCTCTTCGAGAGCGTCCCAGGGATCGATCATGGTCTCGGTGTTCATGCGCCATTCCTCGACTGCTGGCGACGAACCTGCTCGGCCATCTTCTCCAGCGGGATCTTGTGTTTTGTGGCGAAATCGACCTGAAACTGTGTCAGGGCGACTTGACCGTCTCGCAGCTTCGGGGCGGCCATTCCGCCATCGCGGGCGC